TCGTTATTACATGGGTACAAATGGCGCACAACAGAGAAAAACGGCCAAAACCAAAAAATTTCATAGAGAATTAAAAACAACCAGTGTTTGGAAATTGCCAGAGTCTCATTCTGAGAAGAGAAGAAAAATAAAGCTCCCAACTGGGATGAAGAGACTCGGAGTCTTTGGAGATGTTCACATTCCATATCATGACAATGATGCTCTCCATGTGATGTTTGACAAGTTTGAGGATGAGAATGTGGATGGCATCTATATCAATGGGGATCTCCTTGATTTCTATGCTTTATCATTCCATGAGAAAGATCCAAGAAAGAAAAAATTCAAAGATGAGATTCAAGCTGGTAGAGAGTTCTTTGAATACATCAGACATCGTTTCCCTGGCATTCCAATCTATTTCATCCCTGGCAACCATGAGAATCGATTTGAGAGGTACATGAGGACAAGAGCTGTGGAGCTGTTGGATGTGGATGAGTTTAGACTTGATATCCTCTTGAGAGCTGGAGAGAACAGAATTGAATATCTTCCATTCAGATCCAGGGTGAGCTTTGGGAATTTACTCATTGAGCATGGAGACAAGATTCCAGGAGCTGGAGGAGTGGTACCGGCAAGAACAGCATTGATGAGATTAAAAACCAATGTACTGATCAACCACTTCCACAAGACATCAGAGAGCTCTCAAAGAGTTTATTCAACTGATGAGAGTCATGTGATCAATGGATATTCATTGGGATGTATGTGTGAGCTTGAGCCAGAATACTTGGAGATCAATGAATGGAATCATGGCTTTGCCATCCTGGAGAAAGATGGAGACATTGTCAAGGTCAATAATTATAAAATCGAGAATGGGAAAATCATTTGATTCCTCAGAATAAAGCAGTATATTTGTATTCCATATCTTTCCAAAGAGGGGTGATCTGAATTGATTGCTCCTTTTTTTTTTCAACATAAGTGAATTTTTATGAAACTTTTTTATACATTTGTCAGTATATATAAACAATTAAAAAACAAGATATGGAAAAATTCAACACTAATTGTGGCAACTGTGATGGTTGGGGACAGATAAATATCTCCCATCATCCAGAGCCATATGAAGCTAACATTATCAACTGCAATGATTGTGGTGGATATGGATACACCTATGACATTGACAAGGTCAAGGAGACAATTGAGGACATCGAATCAATGATATCTGGAATGAGCTCCAGGATCAAACACTTTCAGTGGACAGTCATCCAATGCAACAGAGGAATGCTCTATGAACTCGCTGATAAATATGAGAACAGACTGGAGTCATGCTCCAGAGGTCTCTCAAGATTACACCAATACAGAAACAAATTAAAATCACTACTATGAGACAATTCATCCCCAACACTCCAGAGCACTGGCAAATAGTCAAAGATACCCTTGTCATGGCTGTTCTTTTTTCAATGATCTTTTTATCACAATACCTATGAGAAATATCATCCACATTGAATCCTGGTGGCGTAAAGATGGCCACTTTGATATGAATCATTATTTAAACGTAATTAGAGCAAGGAATGAAAGAGTATATCATCACATACAAGGTCAAGGACAAGACCTGGAAAACAAAAAAGAAACTTGTCCAGGCATACGACAAGGATCATGCAGTGAGCAAGTTCAATCTCTGGAAAGGTCTAATCATTAAAGTTGAAGCATTATGAATGAATATCAAAAAATAATCTCACTTATTGATCAGTATGGTCTCAGGAGAAAGGATCGACACAGAAAGCTCGTATATCAAAGATTCTATATCTATTATAAACTCAAGAAACATTGCACAACTCTGACTGAGATTGGTGAGCTCTTGGATGTCAACCATACAACAGTGATCCATGGGATTAATATGCACTATCGATATTGGAAGCAGAAAGACCAGGTCTATCTGAATGCCATCAATCCATTGATGCATGAATTGAATCATGAATATTCCAATGAATTGACTCTCCATGTGGCAACCAAGAGAACTGGAATATATGGTGAAATCAAGATATCTGGAGTCATTGACAAGCAAATCCTTGACAATATAAAAGAATTCATGACAATCCCTGAGATATGTGAAAAACTCAGTGCAATTGTTGATAAATAATGACAAGGTGACAACTCCCCTTATATACCATTCATTGAGACTTTGAGGTTTTGTTTGAAATGAAATTATTTTTTAAGTTGTCATGTTGTCATGAAATCTCTGAAACGTAGTAATAGAAAGGGATACAGAGGAGACAAGGCACTTTTTTAGTTGTCATTAGTTGTCATTAGTTGTCATAAATAATATATTTGTAGAAATGAAAATATCAGTTTTTAAAAATTTGTTCAATACCAAGGAAACTCCCTTTGATTTGAACATCCAAGAGGTTGCATCCAGGATCAAGCATGGAACGATAGACCTAAAAATCAAAATTAAAAAGATCAGAGAGCTTGACTCAAAAGATGAAGAGCACAAAGCTCTCAAGCAATCACTGATTGCAATTCTCTTCAATGGGACATTCTCAGAGAGGAATGACAATTCTCTCATTGAACATTCTGGATTCTGTATCCTGGACTTTGATAAATATCCAGATGAGGCCACAATGATGGAGGAGAGACAAAGACTCATCCTTGATCCATACATTGTGATGATATTCAGATCTCCAGGAGGGAAAGGATTGAAAGCTCTTATCAAGATTCCGAAGTCAGATAAGAATGAACACAAAAGGAGATTCAAAGCATTCGCTAAATACATCCAATCAGATTACTTTGACCATGCGAATTCCAATGTATCAAGAGTGTGTTATGAGTCTTATGATCCAGATCTATATCTCGACCTGGATAAAGCAGTCTTTGAGGGCATTGATGAGGATGAGGGATTCTCATATATTGAGAGAGTTCCAGTTTGCATTCTCCATGATGAGAATAAAAAGATTGAGATCATTGAGAAATTCTCCTTTCAATCATCCTATGTGGATGGACAAAGGAATCATTTTATCTTTGAGATTGCTTGTGTCTTTGCTGAGTATGGCATCTCTCAACAATCAACCAGTGAATATCTATGGAATAAGTATGTGAACGGATCACAGGACTTCTCTCATCATGAGCTGGAGAGGACAGTCTCATCAGCATTCAAGAAAGCTCAATTCAATTCAAAGTATTTTGAGGATTCTGATAAGATAAAAAAAACACTTACCAAACTATCTGGAGGGATATCGGATGATGATATCAAGAAGCAACTCAATCTCTCAGATGATGAGCTCAATGATATCAAGAACGATTCAATATCTGCTGATGATGTGTTTTGGGTGATATCCTCCAGTGACAAGATCAGCATTGAGCCATTGAAATATGCACAATTCCTGGTCAAGAATGGATTCCAAAAGTATTATCCAGAGACAGCAGAGAAACCAACCTTTGTCAGAGTGAAAGAGAACAAAGTAAGACTCTCATCAGTGGATCAGATCAAGGATTTTATCCTCTCCTTTCTCATTGAGAAGAATGAATTTGAGGTCTGGAATTTCTGCTCAAAGCATCCATATCTCTTCCAAGAGAATCATCTCAATATGATTGACTCCATCAATCTCAAGATGATACAGGACACCAAAACAGAATCATTCATCCCATTCAAGAATTGTGTTGTCAAGGTCACAAAGGACAGCATCCAACAAATATCATATATCGATGTCAATGGATATATCTGGGAGAATCAAATCATTCCAAGGGACTTTGAAACTGCAATTGATTTTAACAATGATTTCAGAGACTTTGTCTCAAAGGTAAGCAATCAAGATCCCATCAGAATCAAATCACTTGAGTCAACACTTGGATATCTCATCCATACATTCAAGGATAAAACAGATCAGAAAGCAATCATCTTCAATGACCAGGAGATTGATGACAATCCCAATGGAGGGAGTGGAAAGTCATTGATGTTGACAGCTCTTGGATATTTCAGACGAATTGTGAAGATTGATGGCAAGTCATTCAATCCGGCAAAGTCAGACTTCGTATATCAGAGAGTCAACCTTGATTCTCAAATCCTGGCATTCGATGATGTGAAAAGAAACTTTGACTTTGAGCAATTATTCTCAATCATATCAGAGGGGATAACAGTCAACAGAAAGAACAAGGATGAGATATTCATTCCATTCGATAGATCTCCCAAGATAGTCATCACTACCAATTATGTCATTGCTGGATCTGGGAGCTCTCATGATCGGAGGAGACATGAGTTGGAGTTCTATCAATACTTTAATCAAAAGAGGAATCCATTAGTTGAATATGGGAGACTCTTGTTTGATCAGTGGACTCAAGATGATTGGTTGAAGTTTGACAACTACATGATCAAGAATCTCCAGCTGTTCCTTAGGAAAGGACTCACCGAATCCATCTCCATCAATGCAGATGCAAAGAGATTCATTCAGTCAACAACCAAAGACTTCTTTGACTTTGTCACTGATAATCCATTGCATCCAGAGATCACATATTACAATGCTGAATTGCTCAATCAGTTCCAAAATGAATACTCAAGATTCCAGGATCTCAATCCTCAGAGATTCGCATCCTGGTTGAGTAGATATGCCGAATGGAAAGAGTATGAAATTGTGAAAGGGAGAAACTCTTTCAAAGGGAGATATTTTGAATTTAAACCAATAAAACAAGAATGAAACTAACAGATAAAATACAAATCACAAACGAGGATAACATGCAGTTAATGAAACGTTATCCTGATAACCATTTTGACTTAGCAATAGTTGACCCTCCGTATGGTATTGGGATAAGTAAAAATCCAGTAAGACAGAAACACGATAAAAAGGAATGGGATGAGTCAATTCCTGATAATAGTTATTTTTTAGAATTGTTTAGGGTGTCAAAAAACCAAATTGTATGGGGTGGCAATTATATTCCGATACTTTGGGGATATGGTGGCAAGGAGTTTATTTTTTGGAACAAATTAAACCACCACGACAATCGGTCGGACGGCGAACTGGCTTGGACTTCTTTCAATGGTTTGGCTAAATATTTTGAATATATGTGGGATGGAAATAGATATGGAATGAAAGGAAATATTCAAGGCGTAGGAAAACCGACAATAAGAATCCACCCAACAGAAAAACCAGTCGTACTTTACAAATGGCTTCTTGACAAGTACGCAAAACAAGGTGATAAAATTCTTGATACTCACTTAGGCTCAGGCTCAATAGCAATAGCTTGTCACGATTACGGATTTGAACTAACAGCTTGTGAACTTGATACTGAATACTACGATAAAGCAATAAAAAGAATTAGCAATCACATTGCACAACAAAAATTATTTTAAACCAATTAAACAAGAGTCATGATATTTGTATCTGAAAACGACATTGATCTGGTCATCCTGGCCATCCTTTGTGGAGATTATGATGATGCCATCAATCTATTAGAAGAAATTAAAAAAGAAGCACTATGAAACCAGAGAATAAAGCTCTCATGAAAGCAATGGAGCTGGAGGAAAGGACAAGAAAATATCCGAATATGAATCCAGCATATATACCAATCACCAATTGGAATGATAACTCAGCCAACAATCTGACCAAGTGTATTCTCTTTTGGATCAACAATTCTGGTGGTCAAGCTGAGAGGATATCAAATCAAGGCCAATTTAGAATGGGAAACAAGATCCAGAATCCCAATGGCACAACAACTCAACTCCCTGGAAAGTGGACTCCAGGACAAGGGACAAAAGGAACAGCAGATATCTCTGCAACCATCAGAGGGAGGTCAGTCAAGATTGAGGTCAAATATGGTAAGGATAGACAGTCAGATGATCAGAAAAGATATCAACAACAGATTGAGACTGCTGGAGGGATATATATCATTGTGAGAAATATGGATGAATTTATTGAGTGGTTTGATGAGTTTATTCAAAATAAATAATTATATTTGTAGAAATTAAAATTTTAAGATATGGAAAAATCAAACATTTGGAAAAAGCTGGAGAAAGCAAAACTCAATCTCGGCAAGGTAGTGAAGAATTCAAGAAATCCACATTTCAAGAATACTTATGCTGATATCAATGCAATCCTGGAAGCTGTCGAGCCACAGCTCATGGAGGTTGGTTTGTTGCTATTGCAACCAATCAAGAATAATTGTGTGGTGACTCAGATCATTGATGTGGACACTGGAGACTCTGTTGAGTCATCAATGGAGCTCCCAATGATCACTGATCCACAAAAGATGCTTTCAGCAGTGACCTATTATCGAAGAGGGACAATTCAATCTCTGCTCTCCCTCCAGGCTGTGGATGATGATGGCAATGTGGCATCTGCATCAACAGTGAAAAAGCAACCAATCTCAGATGATAAATTCAAGAGAGCTCTCAAAGCAATCAAGGATGGATCATATTCCATCAAGCAACTGAGAGAATCCTTTGAACTCACTAAAAGTCAGGAGGAGCAGATATGATATTCAGAGCATCATCATTAGGAAAGATCATGACCAATCCGAGAAGCAAATCGGAGGTATTGTCTGAGACTGCAAAGAGCTATATCAAGGGCCTTGCAAAGCAAAATTTTTATAATTATAAAACAACCATTGACACAAAGCAGATGAGAAAAGGGATTGAATTTGAAGATCAATCCATTGAACTTGTCAACACTGTGATGTTGAAAAATTTCAAAAAGAATGAAGAGAGAAAAACAAGAGGGCATCTCACTGGCCATGCTGATATTGTTACTGACAAATCTATCATTGACATCAAGACATCCTGGAGCTTGGAGACCTTTCCAGCTTTTGAGGAGGATGCTGAAAACAAAGACTATGAATGGCAATTGAGAGCATATATGTATCTCTATGAGAAACCAGTCTCAGCATTGATCTATTGCATGATTGACACTGCAAATGAATATCTCAGTGAATGGGACAATCTGGAGATCCATCGAGTATCTCACATTGAGCCAGAAAAGAGAATCACTCTCATTGAATATATGAGGGATGAGGATCTGGAGCAATTGATGATTGAAAGACTGCATCATGCATCAGAGCTATATGCACAATATATTAACCAATTAAACAACAAGTGATGAAACAAACAGCAGTAGAGTGGTTGGTTGAGCAAATAACTAATGGCACAATGTCAGCAAGAGAAGCTATCCAACAAGCCAAAGAAATGGAATTAGATCAACGAAAAAATGATTACCGAGCAGGTTGGAACGATAACAAGCACAAAGATAAGGCATTGAGCCAAATTGCTGTTAGTAGCTGTTTTTGCGTTGTCGATGAAGAAACTGGTCATTATGAATCAATTCATCAAACATTAGAATCAGCAGAAAAAGAAATTACAGATTGGAAAAGGTTTAAACCAAGTAAAGATGTTATAATAGTTGAGCGAGAGTTCATTAAATAGCTACTAACGGTTGGGTATATGAAAAGTAGCCTAACCACTACCGATGCAACGAAGCACAACACTAACATAGGCTATTTTTTATATACCGTGTTATGCTCTCGTTGCGGTTTATTAAGGAGAAGCACAGAAGTAGTATTTATTTTTTTGTGCGTTGGTGAAAATTATATATAAAATATGAAAGATAAATTAAAGATACACACAAGTAGTAAAAGTAATGAGTGGGAAACACCAAAGAACTTTTTTAAGATGTATAACGACATTTTCAATTTTGATATTGACGTTGCTTCAACTGATGAAAACCACTTGGTGGATAAATATTGGACTATTGAAGATGATGCACTTTCAAAAGATTGGAGTGGAATGACTTGTTGGATGAATCCACCATACGGAAGAGAGATTGGTAAGTTTGTAAAGAAAGCGTATGAGGAAAGTTTGAAAGGTGCAACTGTGGTTTGTTTAATTCCAAGTAGAACTGATACTGCTTGGTGGCACGAATATGTACTTAAAGGTGAAATTGAATTTATAAGAGGCAGACTAAAATTTGTAAATAGAACCTTTCCAAGTTGGAGAGAGGATGGTAATTTCAAAGTTTCACCTGCACCATTTCCTTGTTCAGTTGTAATTTTTAGAGGGAGGGAAGGAAAAAAATAAATACGGTATGTTAGCACAAAACTTCAATCGAAGAACGAATGTAGCAATGGAGCATAACGTCAAGTATAACCGTCAGGTGGGGATTTAATGCTCTAACCTTTCAATCTGACGTAAAACAAATAAAGAGCAATGACCTTGCAAGCTGGCACACTGCCCCACTTGCGGTTATACAATGTTGGCAGAAGTACTTTTATCAATTATGAATATAGAGAAACAACAACAAGATTTAGTGGCTTCAATCAAGCACGAACTTTCAAAGAAAAACAAATTTTATAAACCTTCATCGTTTTATCATTCGGTATGGTTTCAGCCTTCATCTGGAAGGTTTCTATTTGCCGACCAATATACACGATACGAAGTTATAGAGCCTTTGATTAAAAATAAAACACTTGTATTTAAGGGTGTTGGAAATCATCAGGGAGAGAAAATGTTGCGGTATGTACTTTCTTAGTATTGCTGCCAACACCAAAGCAGGTGAAGTTTTAATTTCACTTGCTGACTGTTATCCGCAGTTTTAATTGCGGAAGTTATTAACCTTTAAATCATAATAGAATGAGTTGCGAAAACATTAAACCAACAAAAAAACCAAAGTGTAATGATATGCCTATTAACAATCAAAATTTGCAAATTGATTTTCAAACAATGCAGATTAAATTAGGAGAAACTACATTAGGTAAAATAACTGGATTCATTGTTAATAATGGTATTTATGAGCAAAGAATTGATATAAATACGGAAAATTTAAAATCAGAGTAATATGAAAACAGCAGTAGAATGGTTATTTGAGCAAATGCCAAAGAAGTTACATCCACATTATAAGAAACAATTTGAACAAGCCAATAAAATGTTTGAAGAGCAGATAATGGATGCTCATCGAATGTCCAGCATTGAGTCTGGATTTGAACACTCAGCACAGGACTGGGCGAATACTTACTATAATGAAACATATAAAAACAAATAAATATGAGCTATGAAGCAAAAGGAACTCTCCATCACATCGGAGAGACAAGAGAGGTCAGTGAGACATTCTCAACACGATCATTCACCATCTGTCAACAAGATGACAAATATCCACAATTCATCACCTTTGAATTGATCAAGGATAAAACAGATCTGATTGACTCTTTCAAGATAGGGGATGATATCAACGTATCATTCAACCTGAGAGGGAGAGAATGGAATGGTAAATTTTTTAATACAATTCAAGCATGGCGAATCCAGAAAGTCACAGCAGAGGTATCAGATCCATTCTGATAGACCTTGACCATGATCAATCCATCAAAGACTGGATGATTGACAAGACAAAGAGGATGCTCTCCAATAGATACAAGGCCATTCATATGGCTGAGGATATGGGAGTATATCCATCCAAGATACACAGATTCCTCAAGGGGATGAATGTCAATGATCAGTTTTATCAGAGCTGGTTTGAATGGTATGCAAAAAATAAATAACTTTGAGATGTGGAATTTTGGAACAAAGAAGCATATCACATTGCATACAAGATCACTGGAGGACATCCCCTATACAATGACCTTGTCCCTCATGTCTATCTGCTATTGTCAAAACTCCACATCAAAGAGTCTGATCTCCCTCGAGTATTCGCCAGATGGGCCTGGAATCAATACACCTGGAAAGAGTCAAAATTCAATCAGCTCCACAGACCAGGAATTTCTGTTCCAAGTGGTTTCGATAAACTTGATGATGGAATGATGTATCAAGAGACCAGATATCAAAGAATCCTTGACAACTATATGGATCAGAATCCAGATGATGATCAGATTCTATTCTGCAAAGAGATAACAAAGATGCATTTATGTGGGATGACCTATCGAGAGATAAGATCTCTCACTGGCATCTCCCTGGATACTATTCACAAAGCAATTAAAAAATTTAAAAATGATCTTAATACTTATGCTTGTATCCATTGGGATAGCAAGAGCTCTCCAGAGTTTTCAGCTACCTGATATCAAACCATTCAACTGCCAGAGCTGTCTATCATTTTGGATCTCATTGGTTGGATTCGCTGTCTTTGACTGGACATGGATACACGTTGCATTTATAACTTATTTACTATCTGATTTAATTTTAATATATGAACATAAGTAGTCAACTCGAATATCAAGTAAAGAGATATATTCAAACCAGGTCATTCTCTCTGGATGGAACTCTCAAAAGAGAACTGGAAGCAATCCACAAAGAGTATGGATTCGGAAAGGTCAATCTTGGATGCTCCACTTGTCTGAGATCAGCCATGCAAAGGATATGCAAGGTCTATCAAGAGATACCAAAGGAGAAACCAAAACTCCACTTTGTAGGAGTCAAGCAAAAGACAATGAAAGAACTCAGAGCAGAGGCAAAAGAGAAAGGAATTACTGTTCCATTCGGATGCAAGAAATCAGAACTAATTGAGCTATTGAAATGATTGATGTCACTGTTGCAATGCCAGTTTATAATGCTAGAGATATCATCTGGTTGGCATTGGAGTCACTCTGCAATCAAGTCACTGAATATAAGTGGGAGCTCATTGTAGCTGAGGAGAAGCATGATAAAATGATTGAGGATGATATCCTCTCCAGATACGAGAAAAGACTCAGAAAGGCTGGATGTGAATCAATCAAATATCTTGAATATGAGAACTGGATACCATTATCAATCAAGTGGAAGCATATAGGAGAGCATTCAGATATCAATTCAAAAGTGTTCATGCTCCATGCATCTGATTGTTACAGCTCAAAAGATAGAATCCAGGAAGCTGGAGATTCAATCATCATGGAGGGATTTGACTGGGTTGATTATTCAAATGGGTTCTTTTATAATCTCATGACAAATCAGATGATCCAATACTCAGCAAGTGCCAGAACAAACCTGGACATGAGCTTTAAAACAGAATACGCAAGGACAATCCCATTTGTCATGGTCAAGAAAGGAGTTGACAATTTTCTTATCACTCATTGCATTAGAAAAAACTTGAATTTTAAAAAGAAACAAATCAATGATCTCAAGATGGACAGCATTGATACCGATGGCATGAACAACATCAGCATGAAGAGAAAGGAATGTTATGATCATATCAGATATCCATTTATTGAAACTGATGTGACACTGGATGATCTTGAGCTCCCAGAGATGGTAAAACGAACACTATCACATAATAACAAAAGCAATGGCCAATCAATATAGAGATATTGATAAGGATGAACTATTATCCAAAGCATATGGATATTGTGACTATTGTATTGCATCAACAAAGGAGGTTGCAACAAACTCTGGAGTCAAGAAAGTAGCTGAGAGACACATTCCAACAGTCTCCTATTTTTTGAATCATTATCTGAGAAGAGAGCATTTTGATTTCTACAAAAGAACAAATTGGTATGATGCAATGAATGATGAGAGCCATCCATTATCGAACACTATAAAAACCATTGACGAGCTGTTCAAAGGTTTGGCAAGGGATGTGGTGGCCAATGAGGGAAAGGGAATATTCTATGCAAAGAATGCTCTTGGGATGCATGATAAACAACACCTGGAGCAAAAGAATGTTGACCGCTTTGACTTTGAATGAGTACCGTCAAAGGTTATAAACCACATGATAAACAAAGAGAAATCCATGATGCAATCAATCATGGTCATGAGAAATACTATGCTCTGAACATTGGGAGACAGTTTGGAAAGACTCTCCTGGGGATCAATCAACTTTTGTATTGGGCCATCAATGACAAGGGGTGCAAGATAGCATGGGTGACTCCAGTATATAAGCAAGGAAAGAAAGTATTTGCAGAGCTTGAGAAAGCTGTTGTCAAGTCAGGTCTATTCCAGTTCAATAGATCGGATCTTGTGGTGAGTGGTTTTGGATCAACCATTGAATTCTTTTCTGGTGAGAGACCAGACAACATCCGAGGGAATACATTCAATTATATGGTCATTGATGAGATGGCATTCACCAGAGCAGAGCTGTGGGATGAGGTGCTCAGTGCAACAGTGATGGTCAAGGGAAAGAAAGTGATCTTCATCTCCACTCCCAAAGGAAAGAATCATTTCCATCGAATCTGTATGCAACACAACTATGATGATAGATATACTTACTTTCACTATTCATCATATGATAATCCAATGATTGACTCCAGGGAGCTGGATGAAAGAAAGAGGTCTCTCCCAGATCACATATTCAGACAAGAATATCTCGCTGAGTTTGTTGACAATGCATCTGGACTATTCAAGAACATTCACTCTCTGAAAGGCAACCATGCTCCAGGATCAAAGGCATTCGCTGGTCTGGACATTGGTAGAGCTGATGACTACACTGTGCTCACAATACTCAATGAGGATGGAGAGATGTTCTATCTCAATAGATGGAGGCATGATGAATGGAACAAGATCATTGACAAGGTTGCAGAGGCCATCAATAAATTCAGAGCAGTCACATTGATAGAGGTAAACAATCAAGGAGATGTGTTCCATGAGATCCTGAGAGACAAGTGCAGAGGATTGATTGTCCCATTCACAACAACAAGCAAAACAAAACCAGTGATCATTGAGGATCTTGCTTTGTCCTTTGAGCAATCAGATATCAAGATATTGAATGAGCAATGGTTGATTGATGAGCTTGAAAATTTTACCTATATTTACAGCGCACATTCCAGGTCAGTTCAATATTCAGCTCCAGATGGATTGCATGATGATGGAGTCATGAGTCTGGCATTGGCATGGCATTGCAGAAAGACACAACAGAACAAAGGAAAATATCATATCATCAGAGCATGAAAGAATTCAAACTCAAACTCCCTCAGACCATCAGAGACTGTCAACCAGATATGTTGATCAAGTGGTTGATATTATCAGAGAGCATCAAGGACATCAACAAGAATGACATTGTCAAGATGCTTGACTTTCAATGTCAGATCATCAGTATATTCTCAAAGCTGTCTATCAACAAGATCAAGAAAGGATCGATTGATGACATCACTGCTCCATCCAATCACTTGATGCAGATGATTGGAAGCTATGAATACAGAGAGCCATCTGAGATCATTGAGATCAATGGCAAGAGATTCAGATTTGAGAAAAACTTTGCTCATGTATCCACTGGTCAGATCATTGACTTAAAACTTGCTGGAGACATCACTGAGAATCCTTATCCAGCATTGGCAATCATGTATGTTGAGGAGGGGATGGAATATTGCCAGGAGGATGAGAGAGGGAGAGTGCTCAATCCCAATGAGAAGAGGGAGCAACTATTCAGAGAGTCATTCCCTGGAGATGAGTTCTTGAATTTCTTTAATTTTTTTTTGAGCGATTACGAAAAGAGGAGACTCGCTATATTGGGGATCCAGACAGCGAGGACGATGATGGAGAGGATGAAGCTGGAGCAAGAGTTGAAGATTCAGAGTGGTTTAGTTGGACGAAGATCTTACATCGATTATCAAAAGAGATGGGACAAGATGTGGGAAAGATTACACAACAGCCATATGTAAAGACTCTATTCTGGATGAATTTCTTCAAGCTGTCGGACGAACAAGAACGCATATTAATGAAAAGGAATGGCTGATTTTGACTTTCTTGAAACTGAGCTGGGCATCTCTGAGAAAGACATTGAGAATCCATCCAATGTTTATGAGAATTTCATTCTCAAGATTGCCAATCAAATCACTGATGATCTAAGGAAAGAGACAAGCAACAAAGCAAGGAACTCAGGAGCTTTGACTCAATCCATTGCATATGTCCCAAGTGGGAGATTGTCATTTGAGATCCAGGCCGAAGATTACTATAAATTCATTGATGAGGGAGTCAATCCAGTTGGTCAGAATAAATTCCAGACACCATATTCATTCAAGTTTCCAAGTGTGACTAAGAATCATGCTGTTGCATTGAAGCAATCCTATGGATATACATTGAGTCATGCATATGCATCTGGATATGTGACAAAGAATAAATATGGAATTAAACCAAGGAACATCACTGACTCAGTGATCAATGACAATTATCTTGAGAGGATTGCATCTGATTTGGCTGAAGTCACTGGATTGATGTTCGAGGTCAC